GGCCATCATTGACGGTGCCAAGGGCTTTGTGGCAGGGGATAAGGTTATCATCCTATGTGAAATCACAACAGCCAAGGTTGGATCACAACAGCAGATCAACAATGTCATGATTGTTGGCCACAAGGAAGGGCCGGTCAAATGTGCCTACAACATCATCATGGTCAGGTGCAGTCTTGCGGAGCTTGAACCCCTGGACCTGGAAACACTCCAGGCGAACACAGGGGAGCAATGTACCATGTTTGATGTTAGGACAAAAAAAGCTGCCAACATTCCAGATCCAGATATCCCAGGAGAATTATTGACGTTCCCCTGTCCCATTGCCAAGGTAAAGCCCTTCCTGCTTAATACTGAACTCCAGGGGGTTGAGATGTTTGAATCTTTCCCCCAGGGAGATAGCATTGTCCAGGTGGCCGGGTTCGTCCCAAACTGGACAGATGATGGATGTGGGGACGATATCCGGGGAGGCGTGGACGCTAAAGACTGGTGGACCAGCTATGACATCGAAGCAAATCCAGTAATGAACTTTTTTGAGGATGCCATTATTTCCATCATGCTTGATGACGAAGGCGCTTCAAATGGCACATATCAGCGCACCATGGATACCATTTTAAACAAAACAGCCGATATCGAAGCGTGGGACAACAAGAGCAAGGCGTTTGGAATAGACCACAGGTCTTATATCGTAACTGGACCAGAGGTTGCTATCTCTGCCCAGGCAGTAGGCCCGGACGGGTTCCCTTTGAAAAATGCAGAATCCCAACATATCCAAACAGCCTTTGGTGAAAACGAGATATGGCTTTGTGCTGTAAATTCCTATGGCGGGATTATCATGGCCTATTGTGATGCCATGTGGAAGTTTATCCGGGTTGAGGATTTTCCACCAAACATCCCAATTCCTGGAGCAATAGAGAATTGGCAAAAGGTTGCAAATAAAGCTGCAATAGGTGGAGCTTTGCCAGGAGGTATGGCTTCACAGGCTGGAGTTTCTATAAATGATATCTCCATGGCCCTTGCCTCAGATATCACCATGGCCGGACAAGGTAACAGTATATGGAGCTATGGAGCATTAAAAAGAATCAATGAAGGTTGCTTTCATAGGACTCAGCACCCGGCGGTAGATGGTAGTGTAGTCCTGAGATCCTTGCCTATCCCGGAAGATAAAGAAGAGCCAGCCTATTTATCGGCACTAAATTTTAGGCAAGACAAGATTGATGTTTGGTACAGACACGATAATTGGATGAACACCTTTGACATTGCCGTGGGGACATTTGGTGTAGACACAACTTGGTGGTTTCGTTCCGAGGCACAACGATGGGGATGTGATGCCATATTTGTTGACACGCCATTAGGGAGTATGTGGCACCAGTCACCGAACTGGAAGGCTTGCATCTGGTATCTGTATAGCATTCAAATGGGTAGTTCAATGATGACAGCGAGGCAGGACAAGCCCCTACGCCAAGACTTTAAGATGTCATGCAAGCACAGCCGGGCGGTCGCCTGTCAACTTTATGTGAACCAGCGAACCGCTATTACCCTTTGGTCTGAGCTTGAGGACAAGTTCGTTAAGCAGGTAGTAGGCGTTGACCCTTACCATTGCATCCCTTCAATCAATGAGGAGGATCCCGTAGCCTATGCCAAGATGCCAGACGGGACATTAAAACACTTTTCCCTTTTGACCGAGGAAGAGATTGAACTATTGATTTCAGATAGAATTTATCTATGGTCTGCCAGTGAAACAACCCCTGAATCCCTACGTGCCAGCCGGAACGAGATAGAGATCATGGGTTCAGCACAGCTTTACTCTGAACTACAAACCAAACATGAAAGGCGGAACCCTGTTGACCAGGAAAGAACACCCGAGTTTGAACAGGCTATCCAGGAATTGATAAAGATGGTGGTGGATCCTGCCCTATCTAAGTTCGCTCCTATATTTCTTGACATGGAGATTATTTAATATGTTTACCCCGAACAAGGTAGATTTAACAATCTATCAGGGTGCCTCATACCAACAGGCTTGGCAGTTGGTAGATAAAATAACTGGAGATCCTATAGACCTTACAGGATACACGGCAAAGATGCAGATCAGGGGCAAGATAAAAGATGATGTCACCATTCTTGATCTCACAACAACCAACGGTGGAATTGCGATAACCGTAACAGAGGATATGACAACTCTTTCCCTGTATGCGTCTGCCTTGGCAACATCTGTAATTACAGCATCCAAGGGTATCTATGACCTGGAATTGATAGATACTTCTGGTGATGTATATCGCCTTATGCAGGGCACCGTAACGATCTCTCAAGAGGTCACAAGATGAGCCTGATTCCTTTCAATCCAGATACCGAGGTTGAGTTATTAAAAGTTATGTCACAGCAGATTACAATCATGGAGGTTGATTCCGGGCTTGGTTCTTCCCTTTACCAATCATTCCAGGACTATTTAACCCTGGACGGGGGTAGACCTGCGGAGAACTTCACGAATATTAAACCTTTGGATGGAGGTAGACCATAATGGCGATACCAATTCAATTCAGGAAAGGCACTGTTAAAGAATGGGCCGATGCCGACCCTGTTCTTTTTGAAGGGGAACTTGGGCTACTTTTGACAGACGATCCTGATACGCAGCTTATGAAGATGGGGGACGGCACCCTGAAATGGTCTGAACTGCCATGGGCTTTACGAGGCCCCAGGGGGTTTGATTTTGCTTATCAGTGGGCCGGGACATCCCTTCAGGTAAAACATAGTGACGAGGAACTATTCACGGGCGTAGACCTGGGGTTATCCTTCTCCTGGGACGGTACCAGGCTCGGGGTCAAGAGGGGAACAGACCAGGAATACACGTTCACCGACCTGCGTGGTGCCAACTTTCAATATGCTTGGGATGGTACCAGGTTAGGGGTAAAGACCTCGGATGAAACAGAATACCTTTATTCTGATCTCAAGGGCGAGAAGGGAGACACAGGGAGTCAGGGAGAGCAAGGCATACAGGGAATCCAAGGGATACAGGGTGAGCAAGGGATACAAGGAGAAAAAGGGAATATCGGCGAGAAGGGAGATACCGGGAACCCTGCCAACCTTGCAGAGGGTCAGATATGGGTGGGGAATGCCTTGGGGGTAGCCACAGCGACACCCACAGATATCACGTCAATAAAAAAACTAACCCAAGTAGCCTATGACGCTCTTGATCCTAAAGTGGAAACAACTCTCTATCTTATCATTGAGGAATAAACATGATTTCCCATGATGTAGCGAAAATCTATGTTGGTCCAGTGAATGTTAAGGGTGTTTACTTGGGGGCCAATAAGGTATGGGCCGAGGATAAGGGTGGAAACTTTCTATTAATACAGATTGAAACGCAAGTAGATTCTGAAAGCCCTGTTTTAGGGCCTCTACAGGCAACGATGGATTTACCAAATTTGTTAGTCGATGTTCAACTTATAATTAATATACACGCCTTTATTGATTTATCGCAAACGGTGATGGAATTACCAACAATTTTAATTTCAACAATGGTGGAATAAAAAAAAATGAAACAAACAATGGCTTTACCAAAGATCAATCTGCATTTTGAAGTTAAAAAAAATGGGTTAATTATAAAAGATCAATATGAAGAAGGCCATTCCTGGACACGGAATGGTTGGAATATGTTTGCAATGATGATGATGTACTGTGGAGGTGTTCCCCTTAGTTTAGCATTGGCGACAGGATCTCTTAAAACAAAATCCATGTCAGGTGTTTTGAACACAGCTGTTCTTTCAGATGGCGTATCAACAAATATGGCATCATTGCTTGGCTATGGTTTAATCAATAATACCACATCTTCAAGTTTCGGGATTTTAGTGGGAAGCGGAACAAAACCCTTCTCGGTTGAGGATTTTCAATTATCGACACTTATACCAAGTGGTATTAATGTCAATAATCTTGTATATTCTGCTCAAACGTTGCCAGCTGTAAGATATGCTAACCGTGCGTTCACAACAGTGCATTCAAGAGTTTTTAATAACAATTCCCCATCGCCCATAACTGTTACAGAGGTCGGTTTTTGTTTTAATGGAGCAGGTCAAGTGGCTGGAAACACTCTTGTTTCAAGGGATTTGCTTGAAATTCCTATAGAGATCCCTGTAGGGTCACAACTTACCGTTAATATCGAGCTTTCTGCTAATTTTTCAGCCATAGATATACCAAATTATCCGATTGCGGGGGATCTTGTAGGTGGAGGGATGTATTTAGCCCCATCTACAATAGATCCCGATTACACATATATTTTATCTCCAATAGTTGGCGGTCAATCTGCACCCATGACATGGGCGAACGTAGAAACATCTTGGGGCTTATTGAATAATCCTGATGGGTATGCACAAACACAAGTTCTGATGAGTAAAGGAGCAGATTCAACCATTGGAACTTTTTGTTCTGGAAAAAATGCGGAAAACTTTAATGGCCATAATGATTGGTTTGTTCGTTCAGATTGCGAAGCTGGAGATTCTTATTCCAGCATAGTTACAAAGATACCTGCTGATTATGCCTATAATTCAACTTGGTATTGGTCATCGTCTGAACAGGACGCAAGTCAAGGAAGATGTTTCGATAATTCAGGAAACAGTGTTGATTATTGGAACAAAACGAGTATGAGCCATATGTACCCAGTGAGACTTATAAGGAAAGCCTTGATTTCAGATATCATTGCAGAAAAAGCGGGGCAATAATGCTTCTATTTTCAGACGGCTTTGAATCTTTTGATATTACAGATATCAAAAGGAAATGGGGTGTGGCAATATTACCGACCAATCTCGCGACAGACCCCGAACCCTACAATAGAATTGTTTCCGGCGTAGATGCCACAAAAAACCCACCTCAGTTTCTATCCAGAAAGGGGGGGCGAGCATTGCAAGTAAAGGGATATGATTTTGAATTGACAACCCCTATTAAAAAATCAAGGTCTGTATTTGTTGGTTTTGCTTTGCGCTCTGGTAAAGGGAAAATCAAGGGGTTAAAGGTTGCTTTTTATAGCATGGTTCTCCCCAATAAATCTGACGGTACTGGGTTTTTAAACGGATATAAGGATAGTGATCGGCTCGTTGCAGAATGTGAATTGGTTCTGAATACAACCTCGGTTTTTTGTAATTGGACGTTTCCTGATCCTGCGGTTGCAAATCAAACATCGGTAATAGATATCTCTTTAAACCCAAAGGGCGGGGAGTTTGTATATTATCAGACAGGGATAACCTTGAATGGTAACGCCATGAATGCGGAGGATCGTACAGCCTGGGTTGAAAATAGACTTGGTACATGGGAACAATCACGGAGAATTGACAATATAGCAACTGCTGTTTTTGACTCGGATAAAAGTCATTATATTAACGCAGTTTCCTTATACTCTCCAGTTGGTAACTACATTAACAACGTTGACGGGGATATAATCCAGCTTGACGATGTTTATATTTGTAATGATGAAGGGCCAGTAAACAACACCTTTCTTGGTGATGTTCGGATAAAGCGAATGACCCCAAGTATCCAAGGAACAATTAACAACGGGGTATCTTATAACTTTACTGGTTCCAGGCATAATGGGGTATCTGCTGATTTTATCAATACTGTTGATGCCCTTCCGAATCCATTGCCAGATCCAGAACAAAACCCCATGTTTATTCCATGGGTAGATCCTAGATCCTCTTTCCTTCAACTTCGTTCTAATGCAACACAGTTGTTTCAATTTACACATCCAGATTACGAGGGAGCGCAACCCAAGATACTTGGAGTAGTTGCCACGGTTATCTCTCGTTGTCAAACAGATATTGGGAAACAATCTGAAATAGAATTTGTCAGAAAAATAGGCAGTAACCCCCAGGAGCCAGCAGATAATTCATCAGCAGTATTCCCTGTCAGCACAAAAAGAGGATGGGAATCTACATCCTTGGGTTTTGATAATAATGAAATGTTGTTGGAAGGTCGGGAATCTCTTATTTGGTCACCATTGGCAGTTAACAACAGTGAATGGGGCATAAGAATAAAAGATTGGGATAGAGATCCATCGGAGTATATCCCTGGGTATCTTCGCCACAACATCAAGTTTGAAGATATCCTTCATGAAACGATATATCTAAATGGTTTTTCCCATAGGTTTTGGGATCGAATGATAGACGAGGGGCTTGTATTTGTGGACGTTCCAGACAACGCCTGGGCAACGTTTGCATATGATACCTTATCAGCTATGGTTGAGATGATAATCACAAAAAGAGGGTTAAAAGGGATTGATGAGAGGCTATACATCCAAGATGAAATCCCTTGGCAGTATTTCTTTTTGAAAGAGGTTATGGGTTTGTCTGACGATTTGCTGTTTGCCTGGGCAGGGGATATCTCAGATTCCATGGGTATTGCTGACGACAGTATTGATAAATGGGTGGAAGAGGTAGCAGACGGGTACAGGGTATATGGATCAAACGTAAGGACAGACATCGGTGAGAACCTTTATGACGTTTTTTCCCTGGAGGAACCTCTTGTGTGGGACAACCATGAAACCCTTGAAGATTCATTGGAGGCCAGGGTTTCTTATGTCTGGTCAGCTCATGAGCTGGTTGAGGAGTATTTATGGTACCAGGAATATTCTATTGGTTCCCACGGTGAACGGGTTGAAGAGGTAATAGGCTTTATAGAGGATCATTTCGATGGGTGGTGGGTTGAAGAATTGCGAGATCCCTTATCTATCTGGTTCACGGGCATTACCCAACACTGGAGATATGAGTGGTTCATGGGGGTTATCATTAATAGTATTAGATTTGAACCGATTGAAGATACTGGACAATGGGGCGGTGATGGCATGGACGGATACAGGACAGGATTTGTTAGTTGGAATTAGGATAAAAAACTATGCTTTTATTTGCAGAGAATTTTGACGACGAAACCATTGCATCTTTAACCGGTTTTGTAATTGGTGCTACAAGCACGATACAACCTGTAGTTGGAAAGATCAATTCTTCAGCCATGATTTTAGGTGGTTCGTTTAGAAAAACAGTAAAATCTTCTAAACGACTTGTCTTTGGTGGGTATTTTAAGGTGGAAGAGGCATATCTTTCATCTAATCTATCATACAGCGATAATTACGGAAATAGGACTATTGGCTTTGATTTTGGATATGCAGAAGCAGATTATAATAATGCTTCCCATTTTTCAATATATCTAACCATTAATGTTTCCGGCAAAGTGGTTATAGATTTTTATACCAAAACCACGACATCCACAGAATATCCTGAGATTGAATCTGCAATAGGATATGTTGATATTCAAAGCGGATATTTTTTAATTGAAATATATCTTGATCTTCAGGGTGCTGATTCTTCACAGGGTAGGGTAAAAGTTGCTTTAAACGGGATAACGTATGCAGATATTTCGGGGATAATTACAGGGGATATCAACAAATGGAACGATGGAGAAAATAGCCCTTCGTCTCACTATAATTTTTTAACTGTCAACTATTCGAAATATATAAAGAACCTTGACAGTATGTATGTCTGCAACGAAGAATTGTCTTTTCATAATGATTTTATTGGTCCTTATGACATGGCAACATTGAGAGCATCAATAGACGGGGACCAAACGAATTGGGAGAGGCAAGAGTACGGCCGGGTTCTTGACGTAGGGGACGTAAGACCAAATGTAGAATTTGTAACAAAGACTCCATTCGACAAGCTCAACGCTGAATTTAAAAGCGTTACGGCATCCCAAACCCTTACGAGGGATCTGGCCTTTTTTGAGCATCCCAACATCCCGGATACAGCCAATGTGATTGCCGTTTGTCATAAGATCCAGACGAAAGGCTTAACTGTTCAACAATTAACACAACCATGTATCGTTTGTCCCATTGTCAAGGCATCTGGTGGAGAAATATCTTATCAGCCAGATTACGAACAAGTGGTTTCCCCTTTTTTATATACCCCCATAATAGCAACCTATGACAAACATCCTGCCTTGGTTACGGATTGGACTCAGGAGTTTTTAAACGGGTCACAATTCGGATATTGTTTTTTTGAAACAGAAAAGATGGAAGTATTGTCTGGCCTGGGTGGGACAGTAACGAATTGCCGAGCCGGTGACAGTGCATTGATGGTTACAGACGGATCAGTAAGTACATATATTTATTCTTCTTCGAGTACAGGCGATGTAACGATCTCTCTTCCAGCCAAGAAGAATATTGCATTGTTTGAAATCATTGGGACATTATCTGAAACCTATCATTATCTTCATTCCATTTCCATTACTTCAGACAATAAGGCTTGGTACACAATGCCGAGCGATTCAATCAAAAGAGAGACGGTGGACTCAAAAAATAAATATTCGTGCATCAATGCCTATCCTGGAATTGAAGTGTCTCAAATTAGATTGGGTTTTACAAATGAGATTTATGAAGTGAAAGCCTATGAATACACAAAAGTGGGGGCATAATGACTGTTTTCGATATACAGGCAGAAGAACTTTGCCTCCTTTACGAATATAACCAGGGCAATCCATTTAATGGGTCAGAATATGTGGAGATTCTTGAGGATGGTATCTCCTTTGTAGATTCAGGGTATATTGTATGGGTTGATATGGTTTCGGATGGTTTGGATTTTTCCGAAAGTTTTACGCCTGATCACACACCTTATTGCATTATCAAAGACGGCTTTACCTTTGGTGAACTCTTTGGATTGCCAGCACAAGTATCAAATTCCATATTGAATATAATCCATACTCAGACAGCACGGCCTGTTGATATCTGCTTTTTTGAGCTGGAGGTACTTCACGGGATTGATATTTTTTGGGAAGAGGTGTCAAGCGGTTTGCATTGCGTGGGGTATGACCAGGGGGTGCCATACCACTGGTTAACCGTGTTTGAATCCTGGGGCTTTGATACTCCTGCCACAATAGTAGCTGTAACCTTTTCAGAATCCCTTGACCGGCTCAATATGAGGCACGAAGTGGACCAGCTTTACAACTTCAATAACTCGGTCAATGAACAACTCTTTACCTATGGATGGCCGTCTATCGCCTGGGGAAAACTCATTGAGGATTGGTATGTTCTGACGGATGACCTTGCACCATACCTTGGCTTTTCCATAACGGAACATCTATTCACGGACACCATGGCAGGATCCCAATGGATAGGCAACCTCCCCCTGAACTCCACCATGTTTGCCTATGACGTTGACCAGCAGATACAGGGGTTTTCTGAATCCATGCTTGAAACCATTGATATGGAAGATTTGATCCAGTCACCCTTTATTGAAAACCTTATGGCATCCCTGGGGATCTCCGGGGACATCGAGAAAACCAACGCCATCGCAACCTTGATGCTAAAGGAAAACCTGAGAGTCAGCACAACGGTAGCCTTGGGAATGAGCATGGCCTTGGGGATCACTGACAGCATAAAGGTGGTTGAAGGTTCTGTCCTTGCCATGGTGGTGCAGGATTTTGTTGAAACCCTGCAAGATGGGTTCGGGGTAAGTGTTGAGGCTGCCATGGGTTTTGTCATGTCAAAGATTATTGATGATACCCTGGCCTGTAACGATTCCCCATTGAATAATTGGTATCTCAATCTACTCCTTGCCGAATCGCTTGGAACAACAGAGGACATAAAGTAATGGGTTTGGTTTTAAATTTCCTCGTTGACGAGGGGTTAAATGTTGAGAATGAGTTTTTAACAGACTCTATTTATTATGTGACCATTGATGACGTGTTGTCTTTGGTGGTTCTTTTTGAGGCTGTAGGAGATCCATACGTCAATCTTTGCCTTGATACTGATGCTTTGCACCCTTCCATTCACAGTTTGCCCTTATTCACATCTTTTTGCGAGATTGATGGTGACACCTATGGCACAACGGAAGCAGGGATTCACAAACTTGAGGGAGACACCGACAACGGGCAGATAATACACACCGGGATAGCATGGTTTAAAACCAACTTTGGGATTTCAAATAAAAAGAAATTCCGGGTTGCTGTCCTGGAGGGAGACATTGACTCAGTGGTAATCAAGGCAGAAACAGAAACAGGAACAGCAATCTATCCAATTAAAGGAAACCGGGCCGCAATGGGCAGGAATCTAAAGGGCCGGGATTGGGATATCAGGATCATTGATTTTGACAGGCTGGAGTCATTTGAACTGATTCCTATTGTGGGGGTGAAATAGAATGGGAGAACTGTCAGAACAGGCGTTATGGTTCCGAGGGAAAGCCCCTATTACAGAGCAGTTTTCAGAGCAACGGAAAGCCATGCTTGATGTCACAGCTTCCAGGAATTTAACCGGGATACCGGGGCAATTGGTAAGGGCGTCAACAGACCTTGAACTAAAGATGCGTCAAGCCCTTTCAAATTTAAGTTATGAGATTGTATCACAGGCCATTGAACGTGAGTTGGCACAGCAAGGGATAAACTATGATCTTGAATATAAGAACGCAGTAATCCTTTGGGAGATAGACAAGGCCAACCTTTTAGACACCTTGACAAGGGAGATGGCCGATATTGCAAAGGGCCGGGCAGATGATGAACACATTCTTTCTGCCCTGGCAATAGAGGTAAGCCTTAGACAGATAGCTTTAATTGCGGCAAAACTTGTGCTGGAACTTGAAACCGAGGCTATCAAAAAGGAAATGGCTGAAACTGAGGGGGCGAACCTTCCTTACGAGGTGACCCTTGCTCAAGAAAAATTAATCACGGCACAGAAGAAACTTGAAATCATACCTCACCTTCAAGCACTTATTGCTGAGGAGGAGGCGCTTCTCCTTGTTGAACAAATAAACGCAGGGTACAGCGAGGATTTGATTGATGAACGATTAGCACAGATTCCAATTAAAGAAGATACCCTTGGCCTTAAAGAATACTTGCTGACCATGAAGGACAGTCTTACCGCCCCGGGTTTAACCATTGCTGAAAAAAAGGTTTTACTGGCTGAGGCACGGTTGGATTATGAAACCAGAGCAAGAGATAAGGTTATTCCCACCAATGAAATGATTGTCGCAATAGAGGCACTTAACACAGCGACACAGGCGTATATCACAAAAAAGAATGAGATAGTACAGCCATCCTTGGATTATGCCATTAAAATGAATGATTTACTTCAACCCACAAGCGACTACGCAGACGCACTGTTAGAAACAAACCCCTTTATCGTTGCCCTGGCAAACAAGAAAATTGAATTGATTGCTCCAAGTCTGGCAAAAGTGACAGCTCTTAAAACCTTGATATCTCCATTGACCAAAAAAGCAAAGAAAGCCACAGACTACGCCGAGGAATTGGAGGACCAGAACAAACTTGAAGTTGCCATAAAAGAGATTGCAGAGGACATTGAAAAACTCAAAAAGACAGGCGTGGAAGCGGACCTTGCAGTTATGCAAAAGAGGCTTGATGCCAAGGATTATGAGCAAGCCCTTATAGAATTAGAAGTGGTTTTAAAACAGTTAGACGAAACGAACCGTGCATACCTGTTATCACATGACGCCACAGATACCGTTATCTATGCCACCAGGAAAGAGGAAGCACAAGCAAATGTCCTTGTAAAAGAGAAGGAGGCATCAACAAAGGGGCTGGATAGTGGGTTTGAAGTTGCACAGATAAAAATGAAATCACAATTCGATAGCGTAAAAAGAACAGTGGACACCCAAGCCGGGAACGACGGAAGTATTGAAAAAATTAGCCGGATCCATTCTACAGAGAGAACAAGAACAGCGTCAATAGCCGCCGCCGCCAATATAACAAGTACGCTTATCCATCAAATCAAATAAGGGGGGGGGAGTATGAGCATAGAAGATATCATTCTAAGGGGTGTTGACAGGGAAGCCACCCTATGGAACCCCATAGCGGACACGTTTATATCAATGTTGGATATTGAACAGAGAACCATTTTGTTTGGCTTGTATTCTAATGGCTTTCAAAATGGCTTTATATATTTGCAGGAGATATCATCAGAAAAGCTCCTGCAAATCATAGCCCAATACGACAGCAATATGTCACAGCTTGACTCTGACCAACAAAAAACAGTCTTGGAGGTTGCGTCTAAAAGGTATCTTGATTCCCTGGATCAGATGATACATGAACAGAAAATGGAGGAACTATCCTCTAAAATTGACGCAACAGATAAGGAGTTTGATGCCAAGTTTGAGGCTTTAGAAGCAGACAGACAAGCTATCGAGACGTTGCAAGTCAAGGCACTCAAGGCCATAGAGGAAACCACGGCAAAGATAGCAATCCTTGAATCCAGGATTGCAGAAGAAGCCGTCAATAGGAGTGAGGTTGAAATAAGTGTTTTGGAAAAGGCATTGTCTGTTAAGAAGGTGTCTTTGCAGATAATAGAGGCCGGGGTTAAGGGTTTAAACATTCAGCTTGAAATTCAAAACGCCGCCGTCCAGAACCTTGACCTTGCAGTTGAAAAACATAATTACCAACAGCAAGCGGATCAGGTTCCGGCAAACTTAAAAGACATGGAAGCCGAAGGGATAAACATTGACGCAGAGGTTTATAAATCAGGGACAACACGCTCCCTTTTAGATGCCGATGTAGCAGAGCTTGGGATCCGGACGGTAAAGACAGAAATAGATATTGAGTCAAAGGAGATAGACACCAAACTTTTGGAGGTTGATATCGCTAAAGCGCTATACAAGACCTCTGAAATTGATGTTGACATTAAAGAGATCCTTGCGAAAACAGAACGGGAGAAGGCCAAAAGGATTGACCTTGAAACTGACACAGCCTTGGTTGATGTTCGCATTGCTGACTTAGAATTGGATGTCAAAAACGTTGCTATCCAATTGTCAGGGATTGAAGTTGATATCGCCATGCTTGATATTAAGATCCTACAGACGAACCTTATCAAGATCGACAAGACCATTGCACAGATCAGAAAAGATACAATGGCGTATGAGATCCCCAATAAAAAACAAGCGCAACTTGACACCATTGTTAAGGATGTTGAGATACTTAAAACAAGAATAACAGCGTCTAACGAGTACCAGACCATTGAAAAGAATATGCAACTTTCACGTATTGATAAGCAAGTTGCAGAGCATAATTTTAAAATGTCTATGACAGCAATGGATGAAGAGTTTTCCATTCACAAAGCAGACATTAAAATAGAATCTTACTCAAAAGACATTGAAATAGCGACAGACCAGAAGAAATATAAACAAGACGAGGACGACGAACAGAAAAGGGTTCCAGAATCACAGATAGACAGCGCACAGACGGCCCAAAGCGCCGCTATTGATGCCGCCGAGACAATGGCAACGGCAAACATTGTCAACAGTCTTACACACCAAATCGGTGCCGCATAATGACGGAAACTGATTTTTTTGCAAGGAGTTTAAGGCTCCCAGATATAAACACTCTGAAAGACGGTCAAATGTCCGGGGCCTTATCCGGGCGCATGGCTCAACTTTTCGAGATGCTAAATGAAAACAATACCGTTTCCCAGGCACCCATCATGGTTGACCCTGGGGACCATATCCGGATAGGTGACGATGGCACCCCTGGTTTAGCCCTGTCTCTCCCCATTGCATATGACATTTGGTATCTTTGGCATACTGTTAATGTTCTTCCGGCAGACGACCAGGACAGGGCCTTGTTTGTTGATCTGGTGTTGAATCCATTTCTCCTGGAGCTTGGAGGGTTGAAACCTCTCCGGACACTCGCAAAAAGTAACTTGGTCCCTGGTGAGATCACAAACGGATCATTCTTTGAGAAAAACGGATATTATTACATAAAGGAAATGAGGTTTGAGACTTTTTTAAAAGACAAAGCTCCAGAGCACACATCCCCAGGGCCGAAAAGAATAAACGAACCAGGGAAAGACCAGGACGGTTCCGGGCCTGGAGATATCTATTCTGCTTATCTTGCTTTTCCAGTAGGGCCGCTTGGAGTTATGGAAGATATTTCCCTGGTGTATGAGAGCATGGCCCATGAAGGGGAATATGATAGCTCTTATGACGCAGTTCCAGGCAAGGGGTTACTACCGCCCAAGGAATCGTTAAGCGTTAAATGCAAAGGCTTTCCTCTGTTTGAAAAGGCATATCTTCCAACAGGTCTTGATACTGAATATCCAGCCGCAGCAATGAACGGACATGACACCATTTCACCTCACCATTGGCTTAGGTATTGGATAGCAAAAGACAGCGTTTATCCTATCCCTGGGGAGTTTGTAGGGATATCAGTAAAGCCCTTGGCTATCCCTCCCCATTGCTGGTGGTTCCAGGAGACAAGCCCCTTTTTATACTCTGGAAACTGGTTTGAAACAGACTATTATACATCGGGAATAATAATAGCTGTTATTGAGTATATAAATAAAACTCAATATGTGGTATCAAAAGTTTCAGGAAAACACCCCCAAAGAACGGGGACAAGGGACCACATTCTTTCAGAAGGAACGGAGTTTTCGTTTGATATGGTGGGCAATATTTATAAGGTTCGCGTCAAGGACCAAGATTTGTATTTGCAATCGACAGACTTTAAAGAATATTTCGTTGATGACCGGGTGGCAATCATTAAAAGATTTGAAACACATTCTGAAAACTTTAAGTGGACAGGGTTGTCACCGGGGAAGTTAATTCCGGGGCAGGGGGTTGAATCTCTCCAGAATTATGACATCCAAACATCCGGAAGTCTTTTCCAACTCAACAAATCATGGGTTATTGCACCCATAACTTTTTATAAGGAGTAAACCAGATGAATTTAGATTCGATACTTGATAAGGCGTGGAGCTTTTTAGATAAATCAATGCAGAGCAAACGGGAACAATCGTTAGCAGAAGGAGAACGCCTTAGTGCCGTTGAGTCTGAAAAAGAAAAAACAAAACGGATGGAGTTATCTTCCCTGGAAAAAATACAAGCGCTTGTAAATCAGGGTGCAATAAACAAAGAGGAGCTTGTCAACCAGGGGTTACTATCCAAACAACAGTTGGAAAACTCAGGGTTGATGGATAGGCAGGAGCTTGTCAACCAGGGTGAATATAAAAGACAGGAACTTGTCAACTCTGGATCTTTGG